CATAATATAATATATAATAAAATTAATAAAAATAAAAGGCCGAGGCCGAAGCCCCGGTCTTTTAAAATAATTGTGCTTACTTCATTAACATAAAGTTGTTAGCACCTTGTGTAATTAGACATCTTTCAGATAACATATGTATCTGCATTGCATCTAAAGCAGATGTAGCAGCACCAACAGAACCAGTAACCCAAGTTTTTAATCTTCGATTATCAGTTTGCGAAGCTCTATATCTAACGTGTAAGAAAGGTCTCTTCATATTTTTACCCATCATTTGGTCATAAACTGAAGAAACACCAGCAGGTATAATAATACCTCTAGTAGCAGCCGATGTAGCAGCAGTATTAATACCACCTCTACCATCTTTCTGGTTTAAGTATTTCCAATCAGATTTGTAGAAATCATAAGAACCTCTACGGAATCCAGAGAAACCTAAATTAAGTGCCATATCTTCTGAGTTATTAAATACTCCGTAAGAAGTACCACCAGAACCGTAAGAATTCATACATGCTAACATATCATCAACCGCTAACGAAGTAGCTCTATTTACGAATAACATATTTTCTTCAATAGCTCCTTGATTATCAAACTCAGCTAAAATAGCGTCAAATTCAGCTAAATCAGTAGCACAGTTAACACCTGTAACACCTGTAGTAATATTACCTCTGTTAGTAACAGCTTCGAATAAACCTTCTGTACCAACACCACTATCAGCGGAAGCACCTAAACTAGTATCAACAACCGTAGAGTTGGAACCTTTAACACTTTCTAACATTGCCATCTCTAAATAGTCAGTAAATCTAGCTCTTGTATCAGCCTCAGCTTTTAAGTACCATAAGTAACCTGATTGACCTTCTTCACTAGTAGTTTCAACCCAACCGATAGCAGCTGAATCAGATCCAGATACTTCGTAGTAATCTTTTAATATAATTGGTTTATTAGTAAAAGATTTGAAACTAGGTTCGTTAGCTGGAGTACGCGAAGTAGCAGTAGCAAAATTACCATCTACATAAGCTACACCTTTTGCATATTCAGAACCAATAACTAATAAAGTTGATCCACCAGCTGTTGTAGCGTGACCAGTTAAGTCAGCTTTGTCATATGGTTCAACCTGTATAACAGCCGTATCAGTATCAACAGCCAAACATTGTGTAACAATACCAGCACTTGCAATAAGTACTATATCGTTAGTTCTAACACCGTGATTAGCTAATGTAAAACCATCATCGGCATCGTTTCCATCAATATCACTAGTTACAGTAAATGTACCATTTGTAGAACCTGCCGTTGCTACCGTACCTTTTACTGCTATATGTAATCTTGATTGTTCAGACCAGACAACTTGATCAGATGTCATAGCCTCTTCAGCCCCTACTTGTGAAAGAAATCCTGAAATTGTTCTGTTTCCAAAAACTTCAGCTTCTTTCTCCATAAGATCTGGTAAATATTGTTGCGCCCAACCTTGCGTTGCAGTGGACGTAAAATCTATGTAATTTGAAGATAATGTTTGCTTTTGTGGAGCAACAACACTATTTAAATTACCTCCAGGATTTGAAATTGCCATTTTTATTTGTTTTTAAATTTATAATTTACTTTTTGTTTGTTTTAAACTTAAAATTAGAAGAATTATCATCACTTAACACTTTAAACTTCATACCATTTGTTTTTACTTCACCATGACTTTGTCTTGGATTCATATCAACATTTTTGGCTTTAGCAACACTATCTTTCATAGCATCAGCTTTACCTTGTTCATAAAAATGCTTTGCAATAGTATCGGCGTTCATAGCTGTATATAAAGATTTATGATAACCCGTAGCGTCTTCCATTAAATTATTTTTATTCAAAAACTTTTTGATAAAATTATTAATATCACTTTGAGCTTCTTTTACTCCATTAGCATCCTTAACGTTAAACCTATATTTTTTATCACCAACATTATATTCAAAACCTTTGAATTTGTTATTAAAAACTTGATCAGTTTTCTTTAAAAAATTAGATTTACTAGCCTCTGCTATTTTTTGATTTTCTTCAGATTCTTTGTTATATCTATTAAAGAAATCAACAGCTTTTTGTTGTTCTTGAGTCAACTTTGACCCAGCTTTAATTTCCTCATAGTATTTGGACTTTTGCCCGTCCAGGTGGCTTTTAGCGTTGGCAACTTGCTCTTTTAACGCTAGTTTTTTTCTTCGTATATCTCTATCTTCGTCTTCTTCTTCGTCATAAGAAAACTGATCTTCCATAAGGAAGTTAATTTCTTCTTCGTTTAGATGTTTTTTAGTTTGCCTGTAGTATTCTCTTAATAAAGAATTATCATCTAACTTACTATAATCTTGATTAATTTTTACATAATCTTCTAAAGTACCACCAGTTTCTTCCATAAAGTCCATTAACTTTTGAACATTTTCAGGAAGTGGTTTTCCAGTTTCTAAATTTTCTTTAATAGCTTCTTCAGCTTCTTCAGCTATTTCTTCTACCTTTTCTTCAACCTCTTCTTCAGTTATTTCTTCTAATACTGGAGTTTCTTGTGTTTCTGCTTCCGGTTGTATTTCTTCTTGTTTTTCTGTGGACTCGGCGTTTTCAGACTCTGCAACCACTCCGCTGTCGTCAGCGTTATCTTCTTTAGTTTCATTTTCTTTTTCTTCTGGTTTTACTGGTTTATCTAAGTTTACTTTTATAACACCATCAGGATCGTTGCTAAACTTTTTTATTGTTGATTTTTTCTTTATTTTTAATTTTTCAACTTTATCATCTACCTTTGTTTCTTGCGTAGTTTCTTCAACTACTTTTTCATTTTTTTCTTTCATAATATAATATAATAATAATTAATAATTTTATCTAGGATCAAACGCGCCTAAATCAAACCCGCCTCCTAGTATATCATTACCTGCGGACTCAAAGTTTTTAGGTGGTTTTCCACTCTTTCTTTGCTCAATCATTTCTGATTGTTGAGTAGCTTGAATTTTTGTTCTTTCATCTTTCCTATCTTCTTTTTCAGCTTCTCTACTTTTAGTACCTTCAATCTCCATGCTTTTTAATTGCATGTTCATTTGAAACTCTAAATTCATAAGTTCTTTTTTATGCTCAACTTCTTGCATCATTTTTTGAGAATCAATTTGAGCTTTCATTTGCTCTAGTTGAGCCTCGGCTTGAACTTTAGCTTGATTTTTTTGCATTTCAGCATTAGCAGCTGCTTCAGCTGTTTGTATATTAGATTCTGTTTGCTGTTGCATGTTTTGTTGCTGTAACTGTTGATCTCTAGCAAATTTCTTTTTTCTACGAACTTTTAAAAGTTGATTAGCTAGTTTAATATTATTTATCTCTCTAAGATCAATAGCATCTTCCATTTCAATATTCTGTTGTTGTAATGCCATTTGAATATTATTTTCAAGCATCATTTTTTCTTCTTCATCTGGTAATAATTCTATAAATATACCAAAATCATATAAATGTAAACTTTTCATTTCTTCTAACGTAGCTACATTATGAGAACCTATAGCTTGAATAAAAGCATCTCTTGTTGGAGAATATTCTATAATATCAGATATTCTAAGCGATAAACACTCAGCTGTTTCAGATGTTAAAAATAATCCAGCCTGTAATATATGTCTTGTTGCTGTATTACTATTTGCTGCTGCCATTTTTTGCACTCCAACTAAAGCATTTTTATCTGGCGTACTACCATCTCTAGCCTCGTTTAATCCGGTTACATCTCTTATCATTTGCAGGTAGTAATTATAATTACCTATAAGCGCTTGCATTTTGTTACCACCAGAGCCAGATGTTATTTCTTGAATAGGTACTTTACCTGGGTTCATATCACCGTCTTGTGTAAATGATCTACCAATTACAGAACCAGTTTGGAAAAACATGTTTAAAGCTTCTTGTGGATTATAGTTTGTTCCATTACCTAAATCTATTTCAGCAAGTCCATCCGCATCTAAGTAAACACCATCTGGTACCATTCTTGATAACACTTGTTGTAATTTTAAATGAGTTAATTGAATCATATCCGCAAAACCAGTTATTCTACTAACTAAAGATTCTATTTTACCTTCATACATTCTAGGTGCTACAATAGAATAATTCATTTTAACCTTAGTAAAATCACTTTTAGGGCGTAACATATTTTTAGACATTTCCCATTTAAGTAGTTTATTTGTACCTAAAATTAAAGCTCCTTCGTATATAGTTTCTATAGATCTTAATAGTTTAGAATAACCGCCCTCCATATCTTGTGGTGGATTAAATTGATCATCTTTAGGTATAATCTTGTCAGCACCAGTACCAGTTTCTTTTATTTTATAAACTTCGTTCATGTAAGTTTTGTAATTAAAATAAAGAATATCTACTTTATTATTATCTTCATCTATATTTCGATTATATTTACTATGTGTATTACTACTATTTTTTATAATTTCTTCTAAATCTTCATGTTCTAAGTGTGGAAACTGTTTTACAAGTTCGTTAATAGGTATAGATTTTATTTCACCAACATAATATATATCATCAAAATAAGGAGATTCAGTGTAAGAATACACCAAATCAGCTGGATCAACATAGTCAATAGTAACACCTTCTGACGTATTAAATGATGTTTTAACAGCTCCTATACCACAAACAGCAAGATCATAATAAAATCTTTTCTTTATTAACTCGTATTTGTTACCTTCAAATAAAACTTTTAAAGCTTGCTCTTCTGCTAACTCTACAGTTTGCTTGTAGCTTAAAGCCATATGTAAATCTAGTTCTTCTTGAGAATCTGGTAACGTTTCTTTTTCATTTTCATAAAGATTTATATTAAAATTACTTAAAGCAACTTCATTAAAATCTTTGGTAGCCATATCTTTCATTATAGATTCCATATACTCAGTTCTTTTACTAACTCCAAATGGATCTTGAGAATAAGCTTTTATATCGTACATTCTTTCAGCTATACCATTTACAACTATATCTACAAACTTAGGTATAATTGGAACTGGTTTCCAGTCTAAATTTAAATAGGACAAATCACCGTTTATAGATAACTCATCCTTATATTTTTGTATAGATTGTTCTCCGCGAGCATACAACCTTAAATTATGAAAATTATTTTTATTATTTTTATATCTATTTCCTCTATTTTCACTATAAAACCACTCACTTTCAATAGCCTTAGCTACTTTTAAACCATAGTCATAACTTAACTTTTCAGCATCACTTACAACTTGACTTGGAAAATATTTTTTTACAACAGACTCTGCCATATTTATTCTTTGATTATTTTAGACACATTACCTTTATTTTGATATTTAGAAATGTGTATATTTAATTTTGGTTTTTCAATTTTTACATTTGGCGCATATAAATGTCTATTACAACCCATTATAGCTAAACCGCTACTTATTGTTGCGTCAAACTTTGTTCTTTTGTTTATATCAAATCTAGACCAATCATTTAACAAGGTGTTAAAGTAAAGATTACCAAATGTACCATCTTGTTTCATGCCAACATGATCTTGTATATACATCTCTATTGCTGCGGCATGAGCTTGTTTTATATCTTCACTTGAGTTTGGTATACCTCCAACTTCTTTTTCAGCCGTAGATAGTTTGTTCCAAATTTTATCAGGTCTATTCATACTAAAACCTCTATAACCTCTTCTTCTTAGATAATATAACAATCTAGGTTTATTATTCTCTGCAAGTATTGGCATTCCATAAAACACTAACGCCATTAAAACATCTTCAAAAAATATCTCAGCCGTAGGTGGTCTTGATAAGTATTCTAAAAAGAAGCTATTTGCAGGAGCGTCCTCCATGCTGAACTTTGTTAGTCCGTGTAGAGCTCCTTTAGAACCTTCACCATCTACGGTCCCTGATATATCATAAGAGTCGCAACCAAAGGCCCCCATATGTTCATTACCAGGATATTTTATGCCATTTTTTAGTATAACCCTATTTTGTAATTCTTGCTTAGGAACCCAACTTATTTTAAATCTTCCTTTTGGATCGGGATAAAATATTACTTGTGAATCTTTTATACCGCTAACCCATTGAAAATTACCAGTTGTAATACCTAATGTTCTAGACATTTCTTCGTTATAATCTATTTGTTCGTATATTTTAACTAAGTTAAATATACTATTTTTAGTTTCATCACGAAAAGCGTGTTCTTCAGTTCTAGGAAATTGGCGGTAGAACTCGTTTAAAGCATCTTGATCATCTTTTAAACCATCAGCTTCATTTTGCCAATTATCAATTACACCTATATCTATTAATTCGCCATCTGGGGCGAGTACATCTGAGTCAGGAGTAGTAAATACTGGAAGTCCGTACTCGTCAATAAATCCTTCGTAGTTCCATTCCATTGGGATAAACAAAGAGTATAAACCAGATTTTGTCTGACCGTTTCTATTTCTTTTAGTGACATCGGATGCGTTATATAATTTTTTGAAATTGTCTCCACCTTTATCTAATGCGTTTGAAGTAGAGCCCATCATACATTTACCAACTATTCTACTACCTAATCGTAAACATGTTTTTGTAACTCTCCAGTTGTTTAAAATATTATCGGGTCTCTCCCACTTACCACTTTCATCGTGTACTAGTAAATTAAGTTTTTCACCATCATAACTATTATCACCTGTATTCTTCCAATCTATAGTGGTGTCTAAACCTTGTAAATCTTCTAACTTTTCATTAGATGTTATTTTTTTACGAGTAAACTTACTAGCTGGTACTCTATATGCTAATTCTGATTTTGGCCTATCCATACCATCTTGTATAGGTTTGAAAAAGAACGGGTAGTTTATACTTATCGGAACTACTTTATCAGTAAACATCTTCTTAGCATCTGAACCTGTTTTAGATAAGATTCCATATCTACTATCACTCGCAAGAGTAGCTAAATTAACTGTTTCCGCGCTAGACATAAAAGAAAAACCACTACGACGATTTTTAAGATAACACATACCATAACATCTTTTATCTGCTTTACAAGCTTCCCAGAATATATAAAACAATCTATTTGCTTCTCTAAAATCTGGAGCTCCAACGTCTATTTTACTCCATTGTAAGTACATATAATGTGTACCAGTTAAATAAGTTGGTTTGCTTTTGTTTACAAACCAAAAACCTTCATCTCTACGTTTAAACTCTTCATCTATATAGTCAAACCATTGATTTTTTGATTCATCTGGATAACTTCTCCAATCAAATATATTTTTTAAACGAGTTAATTCTTTTGGTTGTTCTATTCTTGACCACTTATTTTTTTGCAATTTACATACTTGCACGGGCATAGATGGTAAAGCAATTTTAAGATTTTGGATTTCATATATTTCTCCTATTTTACCTGTTTTAGATATAACTATAACATCGTGTTCTTTATTATATCCATACTTCCATTTTTTACCACGATTCATTCTAGTAATCGTAGTTTTTTTAATGGGTTCTATTATTTTAACTAAACTTTGCTCGTACATTATTTAGATCTACCTTCTGCGAATCCTTTAAAGACTTTTTCCTTTCTCTCTTCAGGTGCCTTGCCCTCGAGTAAGTTTTTTTCTTCTTGGATTCTGTTAAGTATTTCGAATGCGTCAAATATAGCTAGTTTTTTGGTAGCAGCGGCATTTTTTAATCTATCAGCAGATATATCATCATCAGAATCAACAATAGCTTCTTTCGCTACTTTAATTAATTCCTCAACTGCTTTGTGCCCAGCTTGGATTATACGTTTCTTCGTCTCCTTGATGTTCATATTTGATTGTAATTAAATTTGATAAAACTCTATATAATCTGTTTCCATCTACCATAAATTCAGATTGTGTTTTAGGTTGATAACCTATAATATCTCCTACGTTTACAGTACCATCAGAATATCTTACAATACCTATAAACTGTTTTTCTTTATCTATACTAAACTTATCGTTATCTTTAAGTGGCTCTATAAAACAATAACCTTTTGGAGCATACCAATTACTATCAGAAAAACTTTTACAGTATTTTACTAAAAATATTTGATCTTGATTTATAATATAAGTATTTTCATCAAAATAACTTCTACTATTTTTTTCTTCACCCCTAACGTTGTGCCATCTACGAAATACGTTATGATGTACAATAACTTCATCTCCTGGTTTTAAATCAGTTTCTATTATTATAGGTGTAGAAACTATTATAGCAGTTTTATTTATATATTGATGATTAAAAATTTCAGTATTAAGTATAAGTTCTTTATCACCTATCTTTTTCTTATTGTTGTATCTTCCTCCTTTTGGTTTTACAACAAAGTTGTAAACACTTCTCATTAGTATTCTAGATTATATTCTACAGATACCGCCATGTTTTTGTTAAAGTCTTTCCAAGGTAACACATCTTTATTTTTTTTAATATAAACAGAAAACTTATCATCTTCTTCTATTATATCGCAAATAGTATGACCTCCGTATACTTCTTGACCAACAGCATAGTGCATAGCGTCGTTTTTATAATCTTTACCTACACTAATCTTTCTTATTAGCTTTGCCATTTTCTGTTGTATTATTTTGAGGAGCAGCATTTGGATAATTTATTGCTCCGTCTTGTAAGTTTATATTATCAGTTCCATATTTAGTTTGCATAGCTGCTCTTTGTCCTTCTAATCTAGTTTGAACATTTTCCATGGCTTTCATTAAAGCGTGTTTTCTAACTTCTATTTGACCAACTTCATTAGTTAACTGTTCTATAGTTTTAATCATAGATTGTATCATAGCTAATTCCTGTTCTTCTATTTTTTCAGGTTTTTCTACGTCAGATTTAAAATCTTGTAAATTAGGAGTTTCTCCTATATTATTACCATCTACATCTTTAACACCTTCTGAAAAATCACTTTTAAAGACTGTTTTTTCGTCTTTAGATTCTTCTACTATTTTGTCTAATACTTTTTCTTCTTTTTGTTTTTTTGCCATTTTATTTAATTTAATTTAATTGTTTATTATTCGTTTTGACTATCGTCCTCCCAAGTAGATTTAGCTGTTTCAGTTAAAATCTCTTGGTGTGTATATGTTGTTTTACCATTTAAAAAGCTAGGTGTACTTCCAGTGAAAGACACCAAAGCTAAAGATCTATCTAAAGAGTATCTAATTGTGTCTACTGAAGTTTGTCTTACTAGACTAAAGTCTACACTAGATACTTCACTTGCGTTTATTATTACGTATTTTTCCATTATGGTGATGTTCTTGAAATTGTTGGAGCATTTACATATGTTCCATTTTTAGTATTATCTACTGTGTTTATAGCTACTGTACCTGATGGTTCGTTAAATCTATACCAAGCAAATGGAATTGGCACGTGAGATCCACTAGCTAGGTCTAAGGATTTTTCACCATCTTGAGCTCCACTATTGTACAATGTAGTTATATTAGCAGCCGTTAATGTTGTGCTCCAAAATGCTACTTCGTCTATTTCACCTTTAAAAAACGAACCATTTGTTGTGTTTTGACCAATACTACATGTGTCTATAGCAGCACTAAAAGTACCAAGACCAGTTTTTGTTTGACGCGCAGTACCATCTACGTATAAAATTATTTCATCTGCCGCATCATTAACAGTCATAGCGATATGATGCCAGTTACCATCGTTTTCAAACGCGGCATCAGACGCTTCTCCAGCGGCAACTGCATAAGCTGGTTGGTCTAAAGTACCACCAGCTTTTATAGTGCATCTCATTTCTTCTGTTCCGTTATGATACATCATATTAAGCTGGTTATTATTATCTCCCTCTGCTACAGCTTTAAATATAATTCCTGTATTTGAGGTTGTATCAATATTAACCCATGCAGACGCAGAAAACGCCTCTCTTGCTCCGTTGATTGCACTACCTATATTGTTACATTGAACAGACTCGTCTACGCCATTAAAATTCATAGACTGAGGATTGTTAGTCTTTACCAACGTAGGCGCACCGGCATCTCCAGCTAATTTATAAAATCCTACTCCTAATCCTAATGTCATTATGCTCTATTTCTATAATCTGGTCTTGGAGCTACGTAGCAAACAACAGCACCACTATTAAGTGTGACATTATCCCACATGCCATATAACGTTATACCTTTTGGAAATACATGCGCTGTTGTAATTTGATCACTATCTTCATTAGTTTCGTTTGTTGTATCAGCTGCCGCTGCTCCATGCCAGTCTGTATCTAAAGGATATGGACCATCTGTTGCTACAAAGTATGTATCACCCATACCTAAGTCAACACCACCATCTAATACTTCTAAAGCTTGAAAAGTTGTATCTTCTGTACATGATATAGCGCAAACGTAATATTTTGCTGTAGCTGCTGTTAAAAGAAGTTTAGCGGCATTTCCAGTTAGATATGTAGATCCAAATTGTCCAAATCCATAAGCTACTTCTGTTGAATTTTGTCCCATAATTTATTTTTTTACTTTTTCAAATGATCGACCACCAAAATAAGCACCGATCACGGTTATTAATACTAATTGAAGTAAATCAACCCAAGATGATTTAACTTCAAAATTTAATGCACCAGCGTCTATAAATATTAATAGCATGGTGCATACTATTAAAAATATTAAAGTCATAGGCCTAACATTTTTACTAAGCCATGAATCTGATTTTAAATCTGCTTCCCAACGAGATGTAATGTTTTTTTCCATTTCAACCTCGTAGTTAGCAACTAATTCTTTTATTTTTCTTTCTGCTTCGAGCTTTTCTTCATTAGAAGTATGTAGTTCGTCTATAACGCCACCTACATTTTTAACTAAATCTGCAGCTCCTCCAGATAACAAATTTCCTAACATAATTTAATTTTATTTTTTCGCGAATTTTTCTAATCCACTTATTCCAAAAGATCCTAACACTACAAATACAAATGAATCATATACAAATTCATTTATCATCAGATCTCTTCCTAACCAACCAGTTATAAGAT